TTCTTCACAATCATCATTGTGTACTTTGCTGTTTGACTTTAATCCAAAGTGTATATCCGTAAAGACGGCGGCCTTTTTAAACAATTTTATATCCTCTTATCATATAGTATACTATATTTTGTTATTTGTCAACTCTTTGTTACTTTCTTTTCTTGGGGCTTCCATTTTTTATTATGTTCAGCTTGTTCACGTTCCCATGCTCCTTGGTTTTGTCGAGTAAAGGATGGGTTCATGTGATTCATTTCTAAAATATCGTCCCTAATGTTTTGATTGCGTTTTTCAATATTAATGATTCTAACAAATGAGTTTGTAACTGCGGCAGTATAGTATGCAAATGGATTGTTTGATTTAGATTCATCAAATTGTAAGCCTATTTGTGCAAGTTGTAAAATCGCTTGACCTTTCATTTCATCATTATACGTATATCCTCTAACATTGCCTCTAGTTGCATATCGTTCGCATAGTTTCATCCACATCATAGCTAATTTATTAGTTGCTTGGCCACAGCCCTTGTCATAATAACCATTTTCCATACCACCAACCCAATGACTTTTACCTATACACACTAGTTCATTATTTTCATTAAACTTATAATGCTGGAAAGGAGGAAAGTTTAGTTTTTCTTTAGTATCAGCTATTGTTTTAGGTTTCTTTTTACGCCCTTTGTCGTCGGGTATATGATCAAACATCATAATCCTAAAAATTACATCTGTTTTCTTTATTTTTTTATAATCTACTTCACAGTCAGCTTGTTTAACTTTTTCACCGTTAGCTTTACGACCTTCATAGTCTTTTTGACTCATGCGTTTGGCTCTAGCTCGCTTGGCTTCTGCAGTCGTACGTATGTTAACCTTATCAATGCTTGGTAAAATTACATCAAATTGATCATATCCATCGTCTGTGTAGCTAGAAAATGTGTTTTTCGATTTATGAATTTCTGCTAACAAATCTCTATTGTTTAAATAATTTACTTTTCTCAAGTTATTTCTCCAGATCTAAAGTCTTATTATAAACTATGTACTTAATAAAGTCAACTAAATACTTGTAGGAGTATAGCCAAATGGGAATATTTGATTCATTAGCGGGTAGTTTGAATGATGGCCTTAAAACAGTCACAAATGAATTTTTACCTGCGGGTTTAAAAAGTGTAGAAGGTAAAATTCGAAAAGTACAAAAACTCGCAGAAAATGTAACAAGTTCAAAAGGATTTGCAAAAGCAGGAAGAGCCGTACATTTGCCGCCTGGAGCATCAGGCCCTATTAAAGCATCGGCAACAGCAAATTTTCCAAAATCCCAAGAACAAGACTGGCGAGTGCGTTTAAGTATTCCTGATGTTGAACCTTTCAAAACTGAATCAGAATTATTAGGACCTTTACGTGACACAAACAATAGTTTAGTATTTCCTTTTACCCCGTCGGTGATAGTAAGTCATTCCGCGAGTTATAATGCATTACAGCCTACACATACTAATTATCCTTACCAAATTTATCAAAGCTCTCAAGTGGACCAGTTAGTTATTACAGGTGATTTTTTTGTACAAAATGGAATTGAAGCACAATACTGGGTAGCGGCCTTGCATTATTTAAGAAGTTGTACAAAAATGTTTTATGGCGGTGAAGGAACCAACCAAGGTGCACCACCTCCAGTAGTTAAATTAAACGGTTACGGTGATTATGTGTTTAATGATGTTCCTGTAGTTATTCAACAGTTTACAGTTGATATGCCACAAGAAGTTGATTATATTTCTACTTCAATAGGTGAGTATGAAGGCGGTATAATGGGACCTATGATTCCTAAGGAAACACCTATAGTACGTAATCCTAATTCTTTTAAAGGAAATGATTTTTCCGGAGCTTTCGTTACGCCGCAAGATCCAAGAAACACAAAAGTTAGTTGGGCACCTGCACAAAGTTTATTTTCAGTAACTGTGCAACCCATTTACAGCAGAACGGCAGTTGAATCATTCAGCCTTGAAAAGTTTGTTAACGGTGGATATGTTGGTAATAATACAGGAGGATTTATTTAATGGCTGGCGGACCGTGGAAAAGTACAGGATATATTGATAATGGATTATCATTAGGATATTTTCAAATTAAACCAGTACCAGCATCTTCTGATGATGTACCTTATGTTATAGGTGCACAATATAATCATAGACCAGATTTACTTGCTTATGATTTATATGATACTCCAAAATTATGGTGGATATTTGCACAACGTAATATGGATGTTATAGAAGACCCAATTTATGATTTTGAAGCTGGTCTTGAAATACGTTTACCCAATGCCGCCGCTGTTAAATCGCAATTAGGATAATATTATGTTTAACTCAGAAGCCTTATTTAAAAAAGTCCTACCAAAAGGCAGTAATCTCGTTAAAGATGCTGGCCTATCATCGGCTTTTTTGCAGTCAACTAATATTAGTGTTCTTAGACAAAACGCAGACAACTTTATAGCGACAGCTGAAAATTCTTTTGCAAATGGAGGTGTTGATCAAATTGCAGACTTTAAAAATTCTGCCACAGCATCTTTAGAGTCATTAAAAAATAATATATCGCCACACATAGACAAAACAATTACAGCAGTTACTGGAGAATTTAATAACCTTGCTGGGAATTTAAAAGAAGAAGCAAATAAGGCTTTAGATTCTGCAGGCAAAGTTGTCGAAGGAATAGATGGATCAATAACATTAGAGATGTCAAAGCCTTTAAAATCAGAAAAAGACCCTGTAGAGACAGCAAACCCACATGAAGGCGAAGAGTTAAGAGATGTAGTAGTGACGGCAGTACGACCTAGAACAAATCCATTAGAAAAATTTGTTAGTGCCAACTATGTTATTACTTTAGGTTGTTTAACAAATGAAGAATTAGCAGATCCAGATAATACCTATATGCTAAACGGAGGTGCAAAAATTGTAATTCTTAAGTCTGGTGGCGGCAGTAATGCTCTAGGCAAAGAAAAAATTACAACAAGTATGGAAGGGAAGCATGGTAGAACAGAATATTTCCTGGAAGACTTAAACATCCAGTCGGTTGTTAATCCTAATGAAGGCTCAAGAACAGTAGCTTATCATCAGATGACTTTTAAAATTGTTGAACCATATAGTATGGGACAATTTTTAGAAGCATTAGAAATAGGCGCCAGGGAAGCAGGACATAGTAATTATGTTCAGGCTCCATTTATGATTTCACTAGATTGGGTTGGATATCTTCAAGAACCTGATAAGGATAACCTTTTCCATGATGTTGGTACAGTTACACGACTCTCACAAATGGCTGGTGAGTCGGGAAGACATTTACCTATTTCGATTTTTCAGGCTGATATGTCTATAACTGCTAGAGGTACAGAATATGAATGTCAGGCAATAGCTTATAACGCCACAGCATTAACAGACGCTGTACAACAGATTCCAATTGATATAGCAATTTCTGGAAAGACTGTTGAAGAACTTTTACAGTCTAGTCCAACAAGTTTAACAACAGTTCTTAATTCAAATTTATTAAAGAAAGAAAAAGAAGATAAACGAGCATTTGCTGATGAATACATAGTTTTGTTTCCTACTAAAGAAGAAACAAAAGGAACAGCTCAAAATCAAGAGTCTGGTAAAAAATTAGATAAAGCAGTAGTCACTGAACGAGATATTAATGAAGGATCCGGCAAGGATATATTTGTCAAAGGTAAAACAAATCATGATCAATTAAGAGAAACTCTTACTAAAGTAGATGATTTTTCATTTGAAGATTGGGCTAAAAAAATCTTAGGAATATCCCTTAAACGAAATCGTTTAAGTGAGGCATTAAAATCTGATACAGTAACACAATCTAATGTTAATAATATTGGTAAAGCAACTATTAAGTTTTCTGATTTACAAGAAGGCGACCAAGAGGCAAATCCTACAGGATTAATATATAGTGTAGAAAAAGATTGTTTTGTTACGTCAGCAGTCCAGATTTCTAAAGCTACTAACCAACTTAAATTTGCCGCAGGTACTAAATTTAATAAAATTATTGAAGAAGTAGTATTAATTAGTAAATTTGGTCGAGGATTATTAGAACAAGCAGTTAAGCCGTCTGGTGCTAAACAATGGTTTAGAATAGAAACACAGGTTTTTAATATTCCGTTAAAAGCCGCAGAAGCACAACGAGGTAAACCACCAAAGTTATATGTTTTTAGAGTTATTCCTTATGATGTTAATATGTCATTAATAGAAAAACCAACTGAACTAATGCATGGTGAAGACGAGCTTAAAAATCAGATTGTTAAGTATTATGAATATATCTATACAGGACAAAATAAAGATATTTTAGATTTAGATTTACAACTAACAACTAGATTTTTAGCGCCAGTATCTCCAGATCTAGGAGACAATCAGGCTGATGTTAAACGAACGAGTCAAAAAGCTACAGTGAGCAATCAGAAAGACAACGACCAACCAGAACAACTAAAAGACGGTTCTGATGGTAATGTTCAAGGAGCAATATCATCAGTAGGAAGTGTTCCATTGCGAAACTTTGGTAGTGGTATGCGAGGTGTTCCAGGAAATCAAAAAGAAGATATTGCTAGAACGTTTCATAATGCATTAATAAATGCTACTGTTGATCTAATAAGTCTTACTTTAAAAATTTGGGGAGACCCTTATTTTATTAGTGATAGTGGCGTAGGAAATTATAGTAGTGTTGGAGCAGGCAAAGGCGGAAAAGCAATGATTGATCCTCGCGGTATGATGGTATATAAAACAAAAATGGTTTATATTCATATTGGTTTTAGAACTCCGATAGATATAGGTCGTTCCGGTGTAGCAGAATTTGTAATTACTCAAGATAATGAGACTAAGAATACTGCTGAATTAGAAAAGTTTAGCGGAATATATAGACTCTATAATGTTACGTCAGAATTTACTAATGGTAGATTTGAACAAACACTTGAACTTCTTAGAGAACGAAATCAGTCAGCCCAAGCAACAAACGTTAAGAAACCTGACAAAAATGCTGATTCAGGTAAACTTACTGTAGCTAGGAACATTCATAATGATACTAATAACGCGGTTGGCGGATTCACCGGTGGCTCCACTGGTTCATTTGATGGCGTGAGTATAGGGGTATAGAAAAATGCCATCTCCTTTAAACACTTTACTTGATAAGATATCTAAAGATGTAGCTCAACGACCTAATCCAGGTCCTTATGAGGCAATAGTTGTTAGTCATGCCGATCCCCACTTTATGGGTGCGTTAGAAGTAGAGATACAAAAAAAAACTACATCAGGTAATGATCCAAGCACCCCAGGACAAACGTTTCAAGCAAAATATTTGTCTCCTTTTGCTGGACAAACAAATATTGATTCAGTAACTAAAAATGATGATTATAGATATAGTCAACAAAGTTATGGCTGGTGGATGATTCCACCAGATGTTGGAACTACAGTTTTAGTAATTTTTGTAGAAGGTAATCCTAATCAATGTTACTGGATAGGATGTGTACAAGACCAATATATGAATTTTGCTATGCCAGATCAAGCATCAACGTCAATTACAACTGACAGTACACCAGAATACTTTAAAGATAAAAAAATTCCAGTAGCTGAGTATAATAAAGCAATTGAAACAGGAACAAAACACGATCCTACTAAATTTTTAAAACCATATCAAAAAAGATTTCTTGATCAATTAATAGTTCAAGGACTTGCTACTGGTACAGAAGATAGTAGTTATATAGATGAGTTTAGGGGTACAACAACTTCAAGTGCTAGACGAGAAATACCTAGTGCAGTCTTTGGAGTTAGTTCACCAGGTCCACTTGATAAAACACCAGGAGCCCCAAAAGGACTAATTGGTCTTAAAGATTCACAAGTTAGTGCTCCTCGCAGTAGACTAGGCGGCACATCTTTTGTAATGGATGATGGTAATGATAAACTTTTAAGAAAAACGTCAGCAAGTGACGGTCCACCAGAGTATGCTAATATACAACTTAACGAAACAGATGGATCACGCGAATTACCACATAACGAATTAGTTAGATTAAGAACAAGAACTGGGCACCAAGTCTTATTACATAATACAGAAGATTTAATTTATATTGCTAATTCGAAAGGAACAGCTTGGCTCGAATTAACATCAGATGGAAAAATAGATGTTTATGCAAAAGATAGTATGAGTTTTCATACTGAAAATGATTTAAATTTAACAGCTGATAGAAATATTACTGTTGAAGCAGGAGCTAATATAGATTTTAAAGCAAGTGGATCATATACTGGATTAGGTGAAGATGGCGAAATTAAATTACGTAGAGGTAATATTCAAATCGAAACATTTAATGATTTTAAATGTTTAATCGGAGGCAATCAATGGGTTACTACAATAGGTAGTACTGAGTATAAAACAAATGGTGAAACTATAATTACATCAGGAGGAGGCTCACATATTAAGTCAGGTGGCGGTCATTTTGAAACTGCTGACCCAATTCATATGAATGGTCCTATGGCGTCAGGTGCTAAAATCGTTTCAGCTCTTAATAAACACATTTTGCCTGGATTCCCAACAAATAATGCGTTAGGAACATTATCACAAAGAGCTCCAATGCATGAACCTTGGAATCAGCATGAGAATATGAATCCTGGAGCATTTAAAATTGTAACAACAGATAGAGATAATTTAATAACAGTTAAAAATGATCTTGAATTTGTAGCTACAGCAGATCCATTTAAAAAGGAAGCAAAAAAGTAAGGTAAGTTATGAGTATATCAGATAGAGATTTATATAAACAAATAAGGGTAACTACTGCAAAAGGTCAACAGTCGATTCCTCCGAGCAAGGCGTATCGTGGGTTAAGTACTATTGATCCAGCTAATAAAAGTAATATTTTATATGATGTTGCATTAATTAAACAAGATATTTTAAATAACTTTCATATACGACAGGGTGAAAAGTTAGAAAATCCAGAGTTTGGGACAATTATTTGGGACGTTATTCATGAACCATTAACAGAACAGCTACAACAAGTTATAGCTCAAAATGTTACTGAGATTGTTAATGGAGATCCAAGAGTAAATGTAGATAGTATTGTTATTGATCAGTATGAATCTGGTATCATAATTGATTGTAATTTAACGTATCTACCTTATAATATTTCAGAACAACTGAGATTAAAGTTCGATGAAGCATCGGGTTAAGTATGTGGTTAACGGATTCAAATAAATAGTATTAATAAGGAAAAACTATGTCAGTAACAAATAGACAAAATAGATTGCTTCTTGCAGAAGACTGGAAGCGTGTATATCAAACATTTAGAAATGCAGACTTTAGATCGTACGATTTTGATGGTCTACGTCGTACTATGATTGCTTATATACGTGAGAATTATCCTGAAGATTTTAATGATTATATTGATTCTAGTGAATATCTAGCATTAATTGATCTTATTGCATTTTTAGGGCAAAATATTTCTTATCGTATCGACCTTAATTCCAGAGAAAACTTTTTAGAATTAGCAGAACGTAGAGAATCAGTATTACGTTTAGCAAGATTATTGTCATATAATCCAAAGCGTAATCAATGTGCTAATGGATTAATCAAATTTGAAGCAGTATCAACTACTGAGGAAGTAGTAGATTCAAATGGTACTAATTTAGCTACCCAAACTATTGTTTGGAATGATCCAGCTAATCCAGACTGGCGTGAACAATTTGAAAAAGTTCTTAATGCGGCATTACCAGTAAATTCAAAAATAGGCCGCCCAGTAAAAAAAGATACAGTAGAAGGTATACCAACATATCAATATAGATATAGAGCAAGTAATACAGATGTTCCTGTGTTTAGTTACAGTAAAAATATTGATGGAAGAAATCTTCAGTTCCAAATAGTTTCAGCAGATGTTATTAGTGGAGTTATATCTGAAGAGCCACCTTTACCAGGAAATAGTTTAGCATTTTTATATAAAGATGACGGTCGTGGTCCTGGAAGTACTAATAGTGGTTACTTTTGTCATTTTAGACAAGGTACATTAGATCAAGGATCATTTTCAGTTAATACTCCTAGTACTAATCAAACTATTGCCATTGATGCTACTAATATTAATAATACAGATGTTTGGCTTTATAAATTAAATTCAATTGGTGCTGAATCTGAATTATGGACTAAAGTTGATGCAGTTGAAGGAAATAATATTGTTTATAATAGTCTCCGTAAAAATCTTAGAAACATTTATGCTGTTCTTACCCAAGCACAAGATAAAATTAATTTAATTTTTTCAGATGGTACGTTTGGAAATCTACCTAAGGGCGATTTTAGAGTTTATTATAGATCAAGTATTAACCAAGCATATGATATTATTCCAGCAGACATGGCGTCAATTGGAGTAGCAATTCCTTATACGTCAGCAGTTGGAAATCAAGAAACACTTAATATTACTTTATCGTTGAAATATACTATAGATAATGCAAGTACTACAGAATCAAATTCAAGCATTCGTGAAAATGCACCTGCAACGTATTATACACAAAATAGAATGGTTACTGGTGAAGATTATCAAGTTGCACCGTTAAGAATTAGTCAAGAGATTGTTAAAGTTAAAAGTGTTAATAGAACAGCAAGTGGAATTTCACGATATTTTGATTTACTAGATAGTACTGGAAAATATTCTAGTACAAATTTATTTGGTAATGACGGTCTTGTATATAAAGAAACATTAACAAAATATAAGAATTTTACATATACAACAAAAATAGATCTTGAAGGAATTATAGAAGAAACTATTCAACCTGTCTTAGCTGAAAAGCAATTATTAAATTATTATCTAACAAACTTTCCTAAAACGATTGCTTCAGATTTAGGAGCTAATTGGGTACAAACTACAAAAGGTACTAATCAAACAACAGGACATTTGCAAGATAGTGACGGAACAAGATTTCAAGTTGGAAGTTATACAGGTAGTTCATTAAGATTTCTTGAAGAAGGCACATTAATAAAATTTTTACCACCGGCTGGATATCATTTTATGAAAGATGGTACATTAATGGCGGGAGATGCAAACCATCCAGGATCGTTTGATTATAAATGGGTTAAAGTAGTTAGTATTGTTGGTGATGGTGCTGTTGATAATACAGATGGATCAGGACCTATTATACTTAATGACATTGTTCCGTCAACGGCCGTTTTAAATCAGATTGTACCTAAGTTTTCTAAAACACTAGTAGACAATGTAAAAACACAGATAGTTGATCAATTATTTTCTAATAAAACGTTTGGTTTAAGGTATGATATTAATTTAAGACAATGGCGAGTTGTTATCGAAAATAACTTAAACATTCTTGGAGAATTCAGTTTAGGTAAAACCGGAGATACTACTAATCAACAATTAGATGCAAGTTGGTTATTATTATTTGAAACAGATGGTGAAAAGTATACAATTACATATCGTAGTTTAAGATATATTTTTGAAAGTGCTGAAGAAATTAGATTTTATTATGATAGTGCTGATAAAGTATTTGATAATAAAACAGGACAAATTATTAAAGATAAAATTTCAGTTTTGTCTATTAACTTAAAACCAGATGCATTAACACCGTTTACTATACAGCATGATTGGGAAATTAGTGATGCATATCGTGATTCAGATGGATATGTTGATAGTAAAAAAGTCGAAGTAAGTTTTTATGATGCCGATGAAGACGGTGTTGTTGATGATCCTGAGACATTTCTTGAAATTGTTAATGAAGCAATAAGTCCTTTAACAAAATTTATATTCCAAAAGAAATATATTACTACTGATGGAATTGAAGATTATAGTTATGTTGACGGTGCAACACTAGATATAAAACAATCTGAAAGTGTTGTAGGTGCATTAAGTCAATATACTGACGGACAAGTTTTTTATCTAGTTACAGAGAATGTATTTAAAACATTAACATCAGGGACGCTAGTATTAACAACAGAATATAGAGCGTTTGTTGGAAGAGACAAACTTAAATTTCAATATATACACGCGGCAGATGATGATAATAGAATTGACCCAAGTAGCAGTAATGTTATTGATACATATCTATTAACAAAAAGTTATGATGCTTCATTTAGAGAATTTTTAGATGGGGCAGTAACAGTAAAACCGTTACCACCAAGTAGCGATAATTTGTTTAATAATTATGGATCTGAAATTAATAAAATTAAGTCAATTAGTGATGAAGTAATTTATCATCCTGTGAAATATAAAGTTTTGTTTGGCGCGAATGCTGATTTAGATTTACAAGCAACATTTAAAATAGTTAAAAATCCAGACCAAGTTGTTAATACTAATGCAATTAAGGCAAAAGTTATTTCAGCAGTCAATCGATTCTTTGCTTTAGATAATTGGGATTTTGGAGATACGTTTTATTTCTCAGAGTTGAGTACGTTTATTATGGCCAGTGTTGCACCGGATTTAGTAACAATTGTAATTGTTCCGAATCAAGAGTTGCAAGGGTTTGGTAGTTTGTATGAGATTAAATCTGAAGCGGATGAAATTTTTATTAGTGGAGCGATAGTTGATAATGTTGAAGTAATAGATGCCGTTACAGCAAGTAGATTAAAAGCTTCAGGTAAAGTTTTAACTGTCGCAACGGCTACTAATTCGGGGTTACAAAGTGCTAGTACATATACAACAAGTACAACGTCGTCAAGCTCTGGGAGTAATAACGTCTAATGCCCTTTACTGATGACCAACATGAATATCCGTTACCAGCCGGTAGTGCAACACCACCACGTAGGCATAGTGCGGAATTACTTCCAAGATATTTTCGTACTCCAACTAACAAAAAGTTTCTTAATGCAACTTTAGATCAATTAACCCAACCCGGTGTAGCTGAAAAATTAAGTGGCTTCTTTGGTAAACGTACTGCTAAAGCATACAAAGCCGATGATACTTATATTCCTGAACATAATGCTGATAGAGAAAATTATCAAGTAGAACCAGCGGTAGTAGTAAAAGATGATCTAAATAATGTTACTTTTTATAAAGATTATAACGATTATATTAATCAAATAAAAGCATTCGGCGGAACTGTAGACGATCATAGTAAACTTAATAGTCAGGAATATTATGCTTGGAATCCTCATATTGATTGGGATAAGTTTGTAAACTTTAGAGAATATTATTGGTTACCAAACGGTCCAATAGGTTTAGGTATTGCCGGTAATGCTAAAGATGTTATTAGCACTTATACAGTAACTAAAAAAGATAATATAGACAATAACAGTTATATTTTTACACCAGATGGATTAACATCTAATCCTACATTAAAATTATTTAGAGGACAAACATATATGTTTGACATTGATGCGTCTGGAATGCCATTAACTTTTAGAACTGCACGTTCATTAGATCCTAGTTTGTTATTTGGTACAGGGCTAGATGATAGTACACAAACAATTGATGTTGGAACTATTACATGGACAATTCCTGATAATGCTCCTGACACATTATTTTATGTAAACGGAAATGATATTAATGCAAGTGGATTAATACAAATTGCAGATGCAATTGATAATACAACAATAGACGTTGAAGCTGAAATTTTAGGTAAAAAAACTTATACAAGTACTGGTGGAGTAGCTTTTTCAAATGGAATGAAAGTTTATTTCCAAGGAACTGTAACGCCAGAAAAGTATGGTGAAGGTGAGTGGTATGTTGAAGGTGTTGGTACAGAAATTAAATTAGTACATGAAAAAGATTTAGAAATCCCAGCTTCATATTCAGAAAATGTACCTGTATTGTTTGATAGCGTAGGATTTGATAAACTGCCGTACAGTAATGCTAATAGTTTTGCAGGAACAAAAGATTATCTTGTAGTTAATAAAGCATCTAAAAGCAGAAACCCCTGGTCAAGATATAATAGATGGTTTCATAAAGAAGTTATTGAACAGTCTGCAACACTTACAGGAACAACACCAGAGTTAGATCAAGATTATAGAGCAAAGCGTCCAATTATTGAATTTGATGATAACTTAAAATTATACAACTTTGGTACTAGTGCTAAAGATGATATTGATTTACTTGATACCTTTACTACAGATGTGTTCTCTAATATTGAAGGAGCAACAGGATATAATATTGATGGTATAGATGTTGTTGACAGTATGCGTATATTGTTTACTGCAGATCTTGATAGCAGAGTAACAGGAAAAATTTTTAAAGTTAAATTTATTACACATAATCTTATAAGACAAATTAGTCTTATTGAAGAACCAGACACAACACCACTTGAAAATGAAACAGTATTAGTTAGAAATGGTGAGGCGTATAGGGGTAAGATGTGGTATTATAATGGTACCGAGTGGAAAGCTGGACAAGATAAAATTGGCACAAATCAACCGCCTTTGTTTGATTTATTTGATAGTACTGGATATGCTTTAGCAGATACAACTTATTATCCATCATCAACATTTTTTGGGAATAAGGTTTTTAGTTATAAAGTAGGTGCCGGTAATGTTAAAGATGCAGAGTTAGGATTTTCATTAAGTTATAGAGCATTAGAAAATACAGGTGATATTTTATTTAATTTTGATTTATTAAATGATACATATACCTATCAAAAAGATAATGCAGTTTTAAAAGGAAATACTGATATAACATTATTAAAAGAGTATACTGATCTTAGTACATTTACATATACGTCTGGTTGGATCAAAGCTATTAAAAATAGTAGACAACACGTTATAAGACAGTATGTTGTAACTACACAATCTAATGATTTTGCTATTGATGTTTATGACAATAGTGGTGACTTAAATGATCTATGGGTAAGAGTTTATGTTAATAATGTAAGAAAGTTTAATCTAACAGATTATGTACTTAATAGAATTAATGGTATAGCATTTATTACGTTTGTTAACGAGTTAGTAGAAGATGATGTAGTTAAAATTGTGTCTAATAGTGCTACAAAGAAAAATGCTAACGGATATTACGAAATCCCTCATAATTTAGAAAGAAATCCATTAAATGATAATGTTCTTGCGTTTACAGTAGGTGAAGTAACAGACCATGTTCAGACAATGTCTGAATATAATGATAGTTGGGTTGGAACTTTTCCTGGTAAAAGTAATCTAAGAGACATGGGAAACCTTTCTCCATATGGTCGTCGTTTTGTACAACATAGTGGGCAAGTTGATCTTGCTTTGTATCATATTACTGATACTAATGCAAATATTATTAAAGCAATTAGATATGCTAGTAAAGAATATGGTAAATTTAGAAGATTATTTCTTCAACACGCTGATACTGTAGGCTTTACAGGAGAAACAAACGTTCATTTTGATAAAGTAATAGAAGCGGTAGTTCAAAGTAAATCGAATGATATGCCATTTTACTTTAGTGATATGATCGGTGTTGGAACATATAATCTAACAAGTCATAATGTTAAGGATAAAGATACACAATTTTTTGCGTTGTCAAAAGATTTTAATTTAAACACGTTATCTAACCGGGCTGTTTACATTTATAAAAATAAAGTTCAATTACAACATGGTATAGATTATATATTTGAAACTGATCATATAGGGTTTGTAACAATTACAGCAACTAAAGTGGTTGATGATATAATTGATATTTATGAATATGAAAGTACTGACGGAAGTTATATTCCACCAACTCCTACAAAATTAGGATTATATCCAAAGTATAAACCTGTAAAATACATTGACAACACTTATCAAACACCTACAGAAGTTATTCAAGGACACGACGGAAATATTTTTGTTTGTTATGGTGATTTTAGAGATGAGCTGTTATTAGAATTAGAAAATAGAATTTTTAATAACATAAAAACACAATATGATTCGACTATCTTAGACATACACGAATTTATTGGTGGTGAATCTAGAGATACTGGTTTTAGTAAATGGGCAAGGGATAAAGCATTAATTACAGATTTTGTAGGTTGGCTAGATAACGTTGGTAACTTAGATTACACAGATCATAGTTTTTATGATAGAACAAATAGTTTTACATTTAATTATAGTAGTATGATGTCTCCTAAAGGAGCTAAACTACCTGGTTACTGGAGAGCAATTTATAAAGAAGCATATGATACTGATCGCCCGCATACACACCCTTGGGAAATATTAGGATATACTATTGAACCAACTTGGTGGAAAACAGTATATGGTCCAGCACCATACACTAGAGAAAATAAGATTTTATGGAAAGATATTGAAGATGGTATAATTAGAGAGCCAGATAAAGCATTAAATTATCTTACAGCGTATGCTAGAAAAGATGTTACAAAACATATTCCTGTTGACGGTGAAGGTAATTTATTAAGCCCATTAGATAGCAACTTTGCTAAAAATTATGTTCTTGTTTTAACAGATAAAGAATTTATATTCGGAGACGAAGCCCCAACAGAAACAGCTTGGCGAAGAAGTAGTGAATATCCATTCGCATTTATTTGTAGTTGGATCCTTAATCAGCCAACTAAAATTATGGGACTAGCATTTGATAGATCAAGGATAATTAGAAACCCAGCAAAAGAAATTGTTTATAGTGA